ACCCGACGCTGCTTGACGTAACCAAGGCTACCGGCCCGGACGGAAACATCGTCAAAATGGCCGAGATCCTCAACGAGACCAACCCCATCCTGGATGACATGGTGTGGAGGGAGGGCAACCTGGCCACCGGTCACCGCGGGGCGATCCGCGCCGGACTGCCGGATGTATTTTTCCGCAAGTATTACGGGTTCGTCCAGCCGAGCAAGTCCACCGTCGTGAACGTCACCGACAACTGCGGCATGTTGGAAGCCTACGCGACCGTGGACAAGGCGCTGGCCGACCTGAACGGCAATACCGCAGCCTTCCGCACCTCGGAAGACCGGGCGTTCATCGAGTCCATGAGCCAGAAGTTAGCGTCGTACCTGTTCTACGGCAACGAGTCGACCGAGCCCGAGGCCATTACCGGCCTAGCACCGCGCTACAACAGCCAGTCGGCGGAGAACGCCTGCAACATCATCACCTCTGCGGCCACCCCGGACGGCACCGACAATACCTCCATCTGGCTGGTGTGCTGGGGCGATAACGTTCACGGCATCTTCCCCAAAGGGTCCAAGGCTGGCTTGCAGATGGAAGACAAGGGCCAGATCACCCTCCAGTCCACCTCCGGGTTTATGGAGGCCTACCAGACCCATTACCGCTGGGACTGTGGTCTCCACGTCAAGGACTGGCGCTATGTGGTCAGGATCCAGATTGACGAGGAAGACCTGACCTCCAGCGGTTCCACTGGTCCGGCCCTGATCGACCTCATGGCACAGGCAATCGATTTCATCCCGAACATCAACGCGGGCCGCCCGGTGTTCTACTGCAACCGGAACGTCCGCAGCTACCTGCGCCGGCAGATCATGAACAAGACGGTCAACTCCACGCTGACCATCGAGCAGATCACCCGGCCCAACGGTGCGCTGATCCGCGAACCGATGTTCGACGGCATCCCGGTCCGCCGCTGTGACGCCATCCTGTCCAACGAGACCGGTATCTAACCAATAACCTCCGGGGGTGATGACCTCACCCCCGCAACCATTTGAAAGGAGCCAACCATGCTGCTTGACGAGTATACCGAATTTGCTGATGCGGTAGCAGTTACCGGCAACGCCGGGACCGCGCTGATAGGCGATGTCATCAACCTGAAATCCGCCAGCCTGGATATCGGCCAGGGCGAACCGGTCTACGCGGTTATCAACGTGGACACCGAGATCATCACCGGGGGCAACGCCGGGACCATCCAGTTCTTCGTCGCCTCCGACGCGCAGGCTGCCATTGCCACCGACGGGTCCGCAACCATCCACGCGTCCTCCCCGTCCATCGTGACCGACGGCACCGACGCCAACGGTCCTCTTGCCAAGGCGGGCCAGTTCCCGCTGTTCGTGGAGCTGCCCGTCGGCACCTACGAGCAATACCTGGGCATCCTCTGCACCATCGGCACCACGGCAGTCACGGCAGGCAAGATCAATGCCTTCCTGACCCGCGATAAGCGCGGCTGGAAAGCCTATCCCGACGGTCTCTAAAAGGGGGTGAAGCATGGTAGTCCGCATCATTAAAACCTGCTTCGTCAACGGTGCGCTTCGCAATCCCGGTGAGCTGGTCGAGTTGAACGAGGGCCAGAAGCCGAGCAAGAAGTGCATGATCGTCCTCACCAAAGTACCGGAAGGTGCGAAGGTAGTAGCCAACCCTGAACCTGCACAGAAGGGCAAGCGGACCCGGAAGGAACTCCAGACCGAACTCGACGCTGCCGGCGTAGCCTATGACGCTGGGGCGACGGTCAAGGAGTTGGAAGAACTCCTTCGGCTGATCAAGAGCGCCGGGACTGGGGGCGTGGTCATCGAGGAGAAGATCCCCGGTGCCGAAGATGACGAAGTGATTTAAGCCGTAACGGGGGAGGGGTGACGCCCTCCCCTCTTTGCATTGGGAGGAAATGTGATCAGCGAGGTCTCAATCTGCAACCTGGCCCTGTTCCGCATCGGGCATACTCAGCGCATCGACTCGTTGACCGAGGCAAGCGCGCCGGCTGAACTGTGCAACATCCTCTACCCCATCGTGCGGGACCGCATCATCGAAGCCGGGGACTGGTCGTTTGCCCGAAAAAGGGTGACGCTTGCCTCTGTGGGCGACCCTCCCGACAACTGGGCGTACCAGTACCAGTATCCCTCAGACTGCGTCAAGGCACGAAGCATCGAGGTTTCCGGCCTGCGCAATCCCCATTCCGGGCAGCGCATCCCGTTCGAGGTCATGGCCAATACGGTCAACGAGGGGCGCTCGATATGCTGCGACCAGGAGCAGGCGGTGCTGGTCTACACGGCAGCGGTCACCAATACCGCGCTTTTCGCGCCTGCCTTCGTCAATGCGATAGCCTGGGCGCTGGCGCTGGAGCTGGTAACGCCGCTGGCAAGGGATGTCAAGTTCGCCTCCCTCGCGGCACAGCAGGCACCTGCGGCCCTGGCCGAGGCGCTGGCGGCAGACATGGCCGAGCGGCGGGAAGACAGGCCGGTCAGCGAGTTTATCAGCGTGAGGTACTGACATGGGGACCGGAGTCATTCAACCATCATTCACCGCGGGGGAGCTTTCCCCGTCCATGTATGGGCGCATCGACTTTGCCCGCTACTATACCGGGCTGAAGACCTGCCGGAACTTCATTGTCAGACAGTACGGCGGCATCGTCAACCGGCCCGGCACTAAGCTTGTGGCCGAGACCAAGAGTTCTGGTGCGGTGCGGCTGATCCCGTTCCAATTCAATACCGAGCAGGCATACGTCCTGGAGTTCGGGGACCAGTACATGCGGGTCCACAAGGACGGCGCGACGGTCGTGAAGACCCTGGCCGATACCTCCGCATGGTTGACCGACACCGCTTATGCCGTGGGCGCGTTCGTCAAGCAGTCCAACGTGATTTACTACTGCCTGACCGCCCACACGTCCGGCACCTTCGCAACCGACCTGGCCGCCGGCAAGTGGGTGGCACAGTCCATCTACGAGATCCCGACCCCCTACCTGCTGGCCGATCTGCCGCTCCTCAAGTACACGCAGAACGCCGACGTGATGACCATCTGCCACACGTCATATAAGACCCGCGACCTGTCCCGCACCGCGCACAACGCCTGGACCCTGGCCGAGTTCGTCAACACCGAAGGGCCGTTCGGGGATGCGAATCTCGACACCACGAAAACCATCTACGCCTCGGGCTACACCGGGACGGTCACCCTGACCGCCAGCGCGACGCTGTTTACCTCGGCCATGATCGGTCAACTGATGCGGATAGAACAGGCACCGACTACCCCCGTGCGGAAGTGGGAAACCGCGACCCTGTTCTACCGGAACCAGGAGCGCCAGGCCGGGTCGAACTATTACCGGTGCATGACCTCGCCCTACGGCACCAGCGGCACCGTGCGCCCTTCGGTCCTTGAGGGGCAGGAGTACGATGGTTCGCCCGGCTGCCTGTGGGAATACCTGCATTCCGGGTTCGGTATCGTGCAGATTACCGCAGTGGGGAGCGGCACCAGTGCAACCGCCACCGTCCTGAAGCGGCTGCCGACCGGCCTGGTATCTGTGACCATGACGGTCAACATTACCGGCATCGTGGACAACGGCGAAACGACCCACTACTGCCGGGTGACCGCGGCGGGCCATCCCTTCGCCGTGGGAAATATCGTGACCATTGCAAACGTGGTCGGCACGACCGAGGCTAACGGCACCTGGACCGTCTCGGCGGTTAACTCCAATACCTTCGAGATCCCCGTGGTGTTCGTTAATGCCTATGTCTCGGGCGGTACGGCAGTCAGGACCGACAGCTCAATCCCGTCCTACAAGTGGGCGCTGGAGGCATGGGGTGGCGCGAACCTGTATCCCGGATGCGTCACCTACTACCAGCAACGGCAGATCTTCGGCGGCTCCTATGGATTTCCCCAGGATGTGTGGATGTCAACCGTGTCCGGCTTCAAGGCATTTACCCGCGACGTGCCGGTCATCGACGATAACGCCATCTCGCTGCGTATTGTCTCCCGCGAGGTCAACGAGATCCGGCATTTCGTGGACGTGAAAAGCCTGATCGCCCTGACCTC